CGCGCTCCTCGGAGGAGACCTCCTCATTGGCCCAGGGCGCCGGCGCGTCTTCGGACTCGGCGTGGTGCGCCGCGGTAATCCAGTCCAGCGAAAGGCGACGCAGCATCGAGATCTCCCACGGTTGCAGCATCCGCCGCATATTCAACTGCCACGCGAGGAGCTCCTGGTGCGAGATCTGCGCAGGCCCAAAGCCCCCGCCTGCCGCCGGCCCCACCTCGAAGAGGTAGTCCACCAGGTACGGGAGCGGGACCTGCGGCAACTTCGGCTCCCGCCCCGCGGCCTTCAGCTTTTCCAGCCTGGAGCCGCGCCTCGCCTTCTTCCTGCCTTCCGCTTCCGGGGCCTTCGGGACCGCGTGCAGCCATGCGTGGTGCTTGACCGCAAGGCTTACGCCGCCGTAGACCCCTTCGAGAAATTTCCCAGCTTGGCGATGTACTCCTCGAGCTGGCGGTTGATGTAGCAGAGCCGCGGGTTCCCGTAGGTGGCCGCCGGGCTCACCGGCCAGTTCGCCGAGAAGCCCTTCGTGAACGCCACCAGCTTCTCCGCGCTTTCGCGGTCGGCGTTCTCCGCGTCCTTCGGGTCGAACTCGCCGCGCATCGAGCGGAAGACGCGCAACTGCGCCGAACGTCCGCTCTTGTGCAGCGCCTTCACGCCCTGGGGCGACCCGGGCGAGTAGACCTCGACGGTGACGGGCTCGCCGTCCACGAGGAGGTCGTCGTCGCCGCGCGCGTTCTTCAGCGTGAGGGTGCCGGTGTCTTCCAGTTCGAATTGCGAGACATCGAACGTCATGGGGTCGCTTTCTCCGATCAGGTCGCGGCGACGACGACGGGCGCGCGGCAGATGTCGAGCGTCACGTTCAGCCGGCGGATCGCGTTCGCGTCGCCGTCCGAGTAGCGGAACGAGGACACGAGCACGTCGAGGTAGTGCTTCTCGGCGGTCGTCTCCCCGGCGCGCAGGTCGTAGGTGATCTTCACCGAGTAGCGGTTCTGGCTCTCGGCGGCCGCGGCGAGGATGTCCTGGCCGGCATCGCTCGGCAGGTGGCCGACCGCGAGCGTCATCTGGCCGTAGTCCTTCGAGCCCTTGAACTTCTCGGTCACGCCGGTATCGACGGGCGTGAAGGTGATGATCTGCGCGGAGAGGCCGTGCTCGCCGTAGGTCTCGACCTTGCCGATGTCGGTCCAGTCGATGCCGGTGTCGGCGTAGCCTGCGGCATCGTAGACGCCGGACGGGGGAAGCTCGGCCGAGATCGCGATGACCGCGCCGGCGAGGGATTGCAGAACGGTGCCTTCGGCCATGAGAGTGCCCTTTCCTGATCAGGAATTAGCCCGCGATTGCGGGTTGCGCCATCGCAAGGTAGGGCAACGGGCGCGCTATTTTTAAGCGCGCATGGGGCGTTTCAGGCTACGGCAGGATCCATCGAACGATCATGTCCCGGCTGCCTTGGTAGACCACCGCCTCGCCATCGTAGAGGTCCGGGCCTTCGCTGTCGGGAACGATGGCGTCCACGGTCACGCTGTTGATCGTCCCGCTCTGGTGCGCGAGGGCCGTCCGGACGAGCCGCATGATCGTCACCTGCGAGGCGTAGGTCGCGGCTAGCACCGACACCTGCACGCGGTCGGTCTGGATCCTGCCGGACTCATCCATCGCCACGGTGTTCTGCGGGACGCCGCTGATGCCGGTCACGGTGAGGAGCGGGAGCGCGGTACTCAGCGGCGCGGCGCCCGCGAAGATCCTGGCGGCCGGGACCTGGGCGATCACTGGCGCGTTGTTGGCCAGCAGGTAGCGGATAACGGATACCCCGGACATGGTCAGCCCACCTCGATATCGAGCTGCACGTCGGAGGCCGCGTCGAGCCCCTCCTTCGTGGCAAGCCGGTTGCGGATGTATTCGCCGGCGGCCATGACGGCGGCGGTCGCCTGGGTGTCGAGCGCCGGGCGCAGGAACGGGCGCGGCGCGGCACCCGGGTGCTCGACAGCCTTCACGAAGAAGACCCCTCCGATCGAGAGCGCCTTCCCGTCCCGCGAGGTGATCCAGTGGCGCTGCGTGCCGTACTCGACGAACTTGGCATAGAAAAGATCGGTCTTTACAGCCGCCGTGACGGCGCCGCTCCGAGCCCGCACGCTCACGCGCAGGCTCTTCGCGAGCTCTCCGGAGACGCTGTTGATGCCCGACTGAGCGGCCGGCTTCACCACGTTCGCGCCGGCGCGGAGCGCTCCGCGTAGTACGTTCCGCTCGACCTTGGCGGGCAGCTGGTCGAGGAACTTCTGGAGCTGATCCAGCCCCTTGACGTGGACGGTATCGTTCACGCCGCGCCCCCGGTCGTGGTGTAGCGCTCCAGCATCATCTCGAGCGCGACCTTCCGGCCGCCGATCTCGGCCGGCCCGCCGACGATCTGGTAGACCACGTCGCTGTCGCCGTGCACGGTCACGCGCATCGCGGAGGTGATGTCGCCGCGCCAGCGCATGCGCAGCCTCACCTGATTCCTCGCCTGGGCGAGGCCCTGGCGCACTGCCTCCGAGCGCGACGGAAGCACGTCCTGCACCTCGGCCCGCCACCTCACGGCCACCGGCGGGCTGCCCGGGCGCGACACCAGCGGCTCCCATGGCCCAGGCGCCGGCCCGAACTCGCCAGTGATGGTCGTGGGCACCTCAAATGACACCAGCCGGTTGTATTTCATGCGGCCCTCCGCTGCGCGATTGCGCGGTGCCCAGCCAGCAGGACGAGCTCGTGCTCGGTCGTCGCCGGCAGCACCTCGACCTTCTGGAAGTAGTCCTTGATCCAGCGGTTCCACTCTGAATGCCGCAGGAGCGTCACGTGCGAGTTCCGCCCGTCAGGGAGCTTGGCCCGCGCGAGCTTTGTCGAAATCGTGAAGAATGCGGCCTCGCTCTTGCCGCGGATCTCTTCCAGCACACGGTCGACGCCCGCCATTGGGATGTGCTCCATCACGTCGCACACTAGGACCAGGTCGAATCCGCCATCGGGCAGGCGGCGGATCGGCGGGATGGCGGGGTCGTAGCGCGCGATGCGCCTCTCGCCGTCGCGCCAGAAGTGGGCCACGAGGTCTGACCGCCCACAGCCGTAGTCGAGGATGGATCGCGGCGCCAGCGCCTTCACGACCTTAGCGGCCACGTCCAGGTGCAGCTCGGTCGCGCTGTTGCCGTAGTGGCGCGTGGAGTGCATGTCGCGATAGGCGACAATGTGGTCGTCGTAGTCCGGCATGTCGCGGCAGAACGCGAACGCGCCGATGGACTCCCGGCCCGCGTCGGTCTCGTGCGAGGACTGCTCCAGCAGGCGGAACCCGTAGAACGCTATCCAGTCGATAAAGCCCTGCGCGGTCCAGTAGTAAAGGTGTTCGCCGGGCTTGTAGTGCTTCGATTCGCGCACGTGGCGCAGGTCCTCGAAGATGGGGATGGAGGCGAACAGGTAGCCGCCCTTCCGGATGTGCTTAAGCGAGCGTTCAGGCTTCTCCAGGTGCTCGATGGAGTCCCACATCGTGACCGCCTCGAAGGCGCCCAGGTCGTCGGCGTAGAGGTCCGCTTCCTTCAGCCGGCGCACCGCGTCGGGAATCACGTCGAAGCCCTTCGCGGCGAATCCCCAGCTCGCCGCCTGGCGCACGAAAATGCCAGAGGCGGCGCCGAAGTCCAGCACCGAGGCCCCGGCCGGCGCGTGCCGCGCGACCATCGCCACGCGCCCGGCGTTGATCGCGTCCGAGATCGGCCCGGCGGCGTAACGGTCGTAGTTTTCGAGGTATGCCGCGCCATAGTCGATGCGCCCCTTCGACATATCGCGCTGGTAGGCGACGCCGCGATGCTCGACGAGCATCAGGTCGTCGTCGGCTTCCGCGTCGAAGCGCTTGATCAGGCGGTCCATAGTGCAAACTTCCCTTGCTTGGCCACGTTGCCGAGTCTGCCGGCCAGCTTCATCACCGCCGGCTGCGCGGGCCAGTGCTCGTGGAAGAGAACGCGCCCGCACCGCTTCACGAGCGCGAAGTCGCTCTCCGTGTCGCGCGCGTGATCGCCGTCCACGTAGGCGCCGTCGAACTCCAGGCGCTCGATCACGCTGGCCTTCTCGGCGTTGTCCTTCACGGTGAGGAACTCGATGTTCCTGATGCCGAGCGACGCGGAGATCTCGCGCTTGAGCGGATCGTCCACGATGTCGATGGTCGTCACGCGCTCGAAGTAGCGCGACAGCACGATGGCGGTGAGCCCCTTGAGCGTGCCGATCTCGACGCACGTCTCGCCGGTGAATCGCTGCGCCTTTATGAACGGTTCCAGCCCCTCGAGCACCGACGAGCGCCGGAACGCCGAGGGGCCGTAGACCTTGAAGACCTCCATCAGGTCGCGGTCGTTCAGGAGCGCCAAGAATCGCTCGTAGAAGAGCTTCTCCTCGTCGAGCGTATTCATCGCGCCTTTTCTCCGTTGATCAGTTCGTCGAGTTTTCCGTCGAAGGTGAAGCGGCTCGCGTTGGCCTTGATCCAGTCGCGCTCGAGGTCGGGCCGGTGGCGAATTGGGTCGTCTGGATTCTTCGCGACCCATCGCTCGGTTACGTTGTGCACGCCGGACGTGAAGAAGTCGAAGCCGGTCAAGTAGACGCTGGCGGGCTGGCACTCCAGCACGTCGAGGATCGCGGCGAAGCCGGTGGTCGGCTGGTGCTTGCCGAGCAGCTCGAACTTGGCGAGGAAGAGGGCGTCGTCCGGGATGAAGGTGTCGCAGAACCACCACGACTCGCGCAGCCGGTAGATGTAGCGATAGTCCACGCCCTCGGCCTTGCCGCGCTTCTCGTGCCACTCCGACGACAGGGGCTTCGAGTTCGGGAGCTTGCACATGCAGAGCTTTACGCCCTGCAGCTGCAGCTCCTGTGCGGTGGTGCGGATGCTGCTGCCGTAAAAGCTGTAGTGGACATCGGTGCGCAGCCCCGCCTCCTGGCTCACCTTGTGGTTATTCACGCGCACCACCACGTCGTGCGAGTCGATGAACCCGACCTTGTTGCGCAGCACGAACGGGCCGCTGCCGACCACCGCGACCGACTTGCCGCGCAGGTACTCGGCCGCCTCCTCAAAGGTCACGAAGCGCATGCGAGCGCCTCCCGGAACTGCCGCGCGGACTCCTGCAGCAGCTCGACCGGCCAGTCGTCCACCACGAAGCGCGACGAGCCCTTTGAGAGGATCTTCGCCGGCGTGACGGTCTTGATGAACTGGTGCGCCGAGAGAAGGCCGCGCGAGGACCAGATGAATAGGGCCGGCTTGTCCAGCGCCTCGGCCAGGGGCACCGGGAAGCCGCACATGGAGACCACGCCCGCGCACGTCGCCGCGATGTCCAGCACGTCCGCGACGGTCGTGTTATTCGTGAGGTCTAGGTCGCAGGTCACCGGATAGAGCTGGTCGCCGCGGCCCACACG